AGAGCTTAATTTAGAGTTAGGCGAAGATTTTAGAACTCTAGATTTCGCACCATTACCAACTTGGGCAACACTTGATTTTACAACAGGTATTTTAACTGTTAATACTTCTGCGGTTGATGAATCGTTGGCGCCAGGCATATACTTGTTTGGTATTGCTGGCACTGTATCTGGTAAAACAGTAGTAGAAGAATACTCAATTGGATTATATAATAGTGCCGAATCAGAGTTAGAAGAAGCTATTCAATATTACTATGATGCAGAAAACAATTTGTACGATGAAGTTGTTTCTTTCCAGGTAGCTCCATCCTCTCAACAAAAATAATATCATTTTTTTGTTTCAAATTAAAAAAACCGTGTTAAATACTTAGCACGGTTTTTTTATGATTAATATAGATCTCACAACTAAAAACAATATATACAATGCTGTAGGCCCACAAGCACAGTGGATACAACATCGATTTGGAAGAAGAAATTATCCTGATTTAGAATTAGATACAGATACTGTTTTAAGTACCATAAGTAAGTTAACAGAGACTACTAACTTTATATCCATTTTCGGCGATCCTTGCTTACATAGTAATTTTATAGAAATTTTATATAAAATAGAAACAGGCAAAAGTATTGTAAATACAAATCTAAATTTTAATAATGATAGTATTATCGATACCTTAAACAATAAAAAATCATTCGTTGTAGTACCTCTATTTGGAATAAACGAATTATGTGATAAAATTGTGTTAGATTCTGATTGGGATTTAATTAGTAGCAATTTAAAAAAATTATCGTGTGGTGTGCAAATAGAGTTTTATACATACAACCACAATCTACATCAATTAGCTGAAATAACAGATTTTTGTAACTCTATAAATTGTAATTTAAAAATTAATAACGGTGTATCTATCCATCCTGACGGATTTTCGCCTATTGTAGATAGTAAGGGAAAGTGGTTATATGACGTGTATGCTAATAAAGAAAATATCAGTAACCAAACAAATAGTTTACATAAAACTGTGCTTGGATACAACAGTTTAGTACAATTTGTAAAACCTATAGAAGGTAGAAATATATTAAACAATCCAACAGTTTATAAACTTGTAGAAAAGCACACTTATGATAAGGATATCAGTATAAGTGTAACGGGTGATGTATTTCCTTCGTTTGCATTACATCAGATTTTTTCTAATGCATTATGCACAGATTGGAATCTATCTATTACTAACATTACAGACAGAGGATCAATACGAGAAGAATTTAAATATGTACTTTCAGCTATAAATAAAATTCTTTTATATCTTGATGAAAAAAATAATATTTACAATAAAGATATTTTAGATATCTTAGCCAATCTTACTAATAGCGATATCTGATATATTATTACAAAAGTCATAAGGACATACTGTTAAGCTCTTTGGTAACTCCCAGCTTTCTAATTTAGCTATATTACCAAAATGTTTGGCACCGCACCAACTACTATAGATGTCACCGCTTGCATCAATAGTAAGACTTTCGAATCCTAAATAACAACTCATACCTTTAAACTTATTCAAGCCCTCATTTATAATTTGATGGCTTTGTACATATTTTGCTTCGCCGTTATCATATAAAAATTCTGTCATCCAATCCCTTGGGTCTGGCTCAAACACAGGTTGATCTGGATTTGGCATTGGCATTGGCATAGGTTTAATGCCTGGTCTCTTAATAATTTCTAGTTCGTAGTCAGTATAAGGCCAATATGTTTCTTGTTTACTATCGCGACCAAGTAACTTTTTATACATAGTCTTTACACAGATACTTACATTATTATAGTTATTTCTTTGGCAGTCTTTAAACAGTTCGCGTAATTCCTCAACTGTGTTACCAAGCTCATCAACTCTGCCGCCAATGCCAGCAATATTAATATCTATGTTGACATAATCTTTGATTTCGTTAATAACATCAATTAAATGCTGTTTATCCATGCTCTGTGGATGCCATGTTATAACTACACCATTGAGATAATGTTTTGCTTTGCTCCACCAATTAATTGTACGGCTAGCATTAGTAAATGCTACACTACTACACCCATATTCATTAATTTTGCGTATAATATCTTCGAAGCCAGCCATGACTGTTACTTCGCCACCAATAAGTTCAAAGTGTACACTTTTACCTATATCAGCGTAATGACTGCATATACGGTCAACCGCAGTTATATATGATTCTAAAGGCAACCATGGTTTTGTTCCGTCATGTAAAACGGGAGGACAATATTCACATGTAAAGTTGCATTGATTGCCCATGTTCCATTGTACACGGATTGGGCTATGAGGTTGTCTTGCGTGGGGGCCTTTAACTGATATCAGTTGAACCACAACAAAACCTTATGAACCTACAAATACAGATCTTGCGCCGGTATTTACAATGTGTCCGCAAGACGCTACACTTATTTGTGCTACTACCACACGCTTACCGTTTGCATATACTGTACCGCTGCCGGTTTTGATAATAGATTTTGTGTGCGGTGCTGCACCGTGAGGGCTCACGGTATCGTCGACAACACTAACATTCAGGCCTTCTGCGAATACTGTAGGTGCGCCAGGACCCTGATCGGTACCTGGTCCTACTAAACTTTTTGTTACTAAACCTAGTGCTGGCATATTCTTATTTATGCCGTTTCTTCAGCATCTTCTTTTTCTAGCTGTTTTTGCTCTTTGATAAGATCGTTATAATCGTTAACAGTGCTTTCAATCGATTCCATTACTGCTAGATATTGTTTTGCTTCAGAAATAACTATATCAGCTCTAGCAGTTAGTGCAAAGGGTGCTAGAACAACAGTGTCGCCAGCGACAACAACAATCTTAGGATACTCTAATGTTAACGTATTTGTTTCTTCATCAACACCTATAAGGCGGGCAATAATTTCATCGCCTTTGATTGTTTTTAAAGTAACTACTTTGCTTAATAATTCTATTGTGTTGTACATATGTGTGTTTCCTATTTTATAGTGAGCCTAAACTACCCAATCCTAATTTTGTTTTGATATCGTCGACCCCTAATTTTTGAAGTCCGGTGAAGCCGCCTTCTACAAAAAGTTTACCAGCTTTATATACCTGTGGCATAGTTCTGTGTCCTTCAGATAAAATGAAATCTCTTGCTGATGTGTTTGTTTCGATATTCACTTCTTCAAAAGGGATATCATTATTTTTTAATAAGGCCTTTGCTTGTAAGCAATAAGCGCAATTGTTTTTTGAATATAATGTAAGCATATTATAAGCTGAATCCTTTGAATGTGTCTTCTGTTACGTCTTGTTTTGTGCCACCAATAACATAACTGGTGATTTCTGTTTCTTGTGGTGCAACTTGCACTTCGCCGCCGCTGATCCACTTTTGTGTCCAAGGTAGGGGATTGCTAGCACTTGTGCTGTAAGGTGCAGTAAGACCAACTGAACGCATTCTACGTGCGGCAATCCATTCTACATATTGCTTTAGTAGTTCTGCATTAAGCCCGATCATGCTACCATCTTTAAACAAATACTCGGCCCAAGCCTTTTCTTGTTCAACAGCTTCCATGAACATTTCTAGTGCATGTCCTTCGCACTCTTTAGCAATTTTAACAAAATCTGCATCATCCTGCGGCAGTAACTTTAGTAATTGTTGAGTGCTTGCTAAGTGTACGTTTTCATCTCGAGCAATTAGCTTAATAATCTTAGCATTGCCTTCCATCTTCTTTAGTTCAGCAAACGCCCAACTACATGCAAAGCTAACGTAAAAACGTACACCTTCTAAAATGTTAACACTCATTAGGCATAACCATAGTTGCTTCTTTAGTTCATATAAATCAACAACAACCTTCTTACCATTAACAGTGTGTGTACCTGCGCCAAGAAGATTATACCAACTTGACATTTCAATTAGCTTGTCATAATTTCTACTAATGCTATCTGCACAATTGATAATTTCTGGCATTGATGACATTTCATCAAATACCTTGCTAGGATCAGAATAGATATTACGAATGATATGTGTATAGCTACGACTATGGATAGTTTCGCTAAATGACCAAGTTTCAATCCATGTTTCTAGTTCAGGAATACTAACTAGAGGAAGAAAAGCCAAGTTAGGACTACGGCCCTGCACACTGTCTAGTAAAATCTGACGCTTCAAGTTACTTGTAAAAATATGCTGTTCGTGATCAGTTAAGTCTTTAAAATCTTTAGCATCACGAATAATATCAACTTCTTCAGGCCTCCAAAAAAAGCCCAACTGTTTTTCAGTAATTTTATCAAATTGACGATATTTTAAAACATCGTAGCGTTGCATAGTGACTCCACCTGAGTCATCTAGAAACATTTTAGCGTCTGTGTGATTCCTTGTGTTTTTAGAGTTATAGACAGAAATACTCATACTTAATTTTTCCTACTTAATTTAAATTTTGCAACTATCGCAATCATCTTCTTCGACAACAGCGTTGTCAAGAGCAACGGGAGTAGATAGCTTTTCAACATCTACTTCGCCTTGGCCATCGAATGTGTTATTGTAGTATAGTTGCTTTCCACCATATTTGTAAAACATAACGATATGTTGTAACAATACGCTCATTGGGATTTTTTCATCCTCAAAGTGTTGAGGATTATAACTTGTGTTTACACTAATACCTTGATCTATGTATTTCTGCAAAACTGCACAAATCTTTAAATAACCTTCCGGACTCTTTTGATTCCATAGTAAATCATACTTGTTCTTAAGACGCGGATAACCTGGTACAACTTGCTTTAATTGTCCGTGCTTACTGCCTTTGATACTAACATAACTACGCGGAGGTTCAATGCCATTGGTACTGTTACTAATCTGTGCAGACGTTTCTGCTGGCATTAGTGCCATTAGCGTACTATTGCGTACACCGTACTGCTTAAGGTCTTTGCGTAATGACTTCCAGTCCATGCGCTCTTTGTGCTTAACTAGTTCGTCTAGTTCACGCTTATAAGTCATGTTAGGAGTAACACCATCACTGTACTTAGTTTCGTTACTCTTAGGACATGCGCCCTTTTCTTGAGCTAGCTTTACGCTAGCCTTAATTAGATAATAACTCCATGCTTCTGCCCATTCATCAACTAAATCTAAATTAGGATTTTGATAATTAGAATCATTCTTAGCTAGCCAATATGCAAAATTAATAATGCCAATGCCTAATGGTCTGCGATTCATTGTGCTTAGTTCGGCGGCGATTACAGGATAGCTTTGATAATCAAGTAGTTCGTCCAAAGCACGTACTGCTAATTCACATGGCTTTTCAAAATCTGTTGGGCTCTTAATATTACCCCAGTTAATTGCACTTAATGTGCAAAGACTGATTTCACCTTCTCTGTCATTAATGTCATTTAGAGGTTTAGTAGGTAAGTTAATTTCACAGCAAAGGTTACTTTGTTTAATAGGTGCAACATCTTCCTTAAATGCGCCATGTGTATTAGCGTGGTCAACATTCATTAAGTAGATACGTCCTGTGTCTTTACGCTCTGTTACGAATGCACTGAATAAATCAATTGCTTTTACAGTCTTTTTACGTAGACGTGTATTGCGTTCAGCTGTTTCATAAAGTTCTCTAAACTTGTCTTGATCATTAAAGAATGCATTATACATTTCTGGAACATCGTGTGGAGAGAAAAGTGTAATGTCACCACCGGTAATTAGGCGCTCATACATTAGCTTGTTAAACTGTACACCATAGTCCATTTGACGTACACGATTATCTTCTGTACCTTTGTTGTTCTTAAGAACTAACATATCCTCGATTTCAAGATGCCAAATAGGATAGTATAGTGTAGCGGCTCCGCCTCGAACGCCGCCTTGACTGCAACTCTTAACTGCCGCTTGGAATAGTTTAAAGAAAGGAATAACACCTGTGTGCGTTGCGTCGCCATTACGAATAGGCGAACCAATAGCACGAATACTGCCGGCGCCTACACCAATACCAGCTTTCTGACTAACATACTTAACAACCGCACTAGATGTTGCGTTAATGCTGTCTAAGCTATCACCTGATTCAATTAGCACACAACTACTAAATTGGCGCTGTGGTGTACGTACACCGGCCATAACAGGAGTAGGTAAGCTGATGTCAAAAGTGCTGATAGCATCGTAGTAGTCTTTAACAAATTGTAAACGTGTTTCCTTAGGATACTTGCTGAATAGTGTTGCACTAATCATCATGTATGCAACTTGCGGTGTTTCAAAAATTTGTCCTGTTGCACGATTTTGCACTAGATACTTTCCGCGGAATTGTTCCATTGCGGCATAGGTAAGCATGTTGTCACGGCTGTGTTGAATATACTCGTTGAGTTGATTAATGTCATCTTCAGAATATAGCTCTAGGATTTCAGAATCGTAAAAACCCTTCTTGATATTGTTGTTAATAATTTTTAGTAGATGAGGAGGTTCAAAGTCACCATAAACATGTTTGCGTAGATGATACACAATTAAACGGCCGGCTACATATTGATAATTGGGCGTTTCTTCTGTGATAAGATCGGCAGCTGATTTAATTAATGTCTCTTGGATGTCGCTACTATTAATGCCGTTATAAAATTGAATATGACTTTTAATTTCAACTTCGCTAGGACTTACGCCACTAATACCCTCACATGCGTGAAATACTACTTTGTGAATTTTATCGAGGTTGAGTTCCTCTTTGTTACCATCTCTTTTCGAAATAAGAATAGGCTTGGACATCTACTATCTTTCCTGTCGTGTTATTGTTTTTAGAGTCTTTGTTTTTGACTAGTTTGTCTATTATACAGTACTTTACTTATCTAGTCAACAGCCAAGTTTATCTGCTACTATAATGTGGCTAGAAAATCTAGTTGAGTTACTTTCGTAAAACTCAACTGTTACTATACTATCTGGGAGGAAATTATAAACGAACCCTTCAAACACAAAAACTAATCCATCAGTTCCTGTTATGTGATTACTTACCACATCAAACCGATATTGATCGCTTTTTATGAGTTTGAGGTTTAGTAGCGTACTAGCAATAATTAGTGTCAATCCAGATTGGCAAAGCAACCCTTCATTTACTATTTCAAAGGGTGAAGGCCAAGATTCCGGAGTATAATAATCAATGCTTCTTCGTTCTAATTTTATTGTAGAAAATGCTTTAATAACATCTTCTGCTGTTCCTGTTTTAGGAAATTCCTGTCTAAATTTTCTCCAGACAGATAACCTTTCGGAACCTGTTTGTGTTTTTCGAAACATTGTTAACCTTTACAATGCGCTCCATCTTCTAACGAGATATTTCATCGACAAGTCTCTACCGATACCGTTAGTAACGTTGAATATAATATTGGTACCAACCATCGATGCGTTAAATGTTACATTACCACTTAATCCGGTGTCTATCATTTCACTAGCAACATCTTGGAAAAGAACTGCACCGCTACCAGTCCATGGTTGACTACCAGTACTGAGTCTTCCCGAAACAAACATTGTACCAACCCTTTGATAATTTTCACCGGACACTACAACAGAGCTTGCATCTGTTATTGAATAGTCAATTATATATGTGTCGTACACACCTACACTCTGAGTCATAGCATTAATATTGCCGCCGGCTGCTGGAATACTTGCAGAATTAAGTTCTGCATAAGAAACTGTTCTGTCACCTAGTGCAACACTGGAACGCACTTGCAATTCTAAATTAGTTTTTAGATTTACTAATCCTCTGACATTTTCGTTATCTGGATCAGGACGCTCAAAGAAAATGTTGTTTACAATCTTATTAAAATCTCTTGCTTCCTCTCTGCTGGCAAAATCAATTTCGTCATAGGTATTATTAATAGCCGCTAAGTACTGACCTAAAGATCTTACAAGTACTGCATCAGATGCGTATTTGTTTCCAACGCCTGCTGTAGAGAAAATGTCTACTAAATCGCTTTCTAAGCAACTATTGATCCATTTCTCTAATTTAGCCTTAACTGTTTCGTTACGAGTATATTCTCTATTTTCCAATTCTAGGACACTGAGTGTTAACGTAGCTGGATCTTCGTGTAACCTAAAATTCATGCCAACACTAGTATATTCTGGTTTATGAGTAATATAGATTTTGTTTTCGCTATCTGGAATAAAGCCCATGTATGGCCAGTCATCTAAATCATTGATAGTAGACTGTACTTGTGTTAATGTTGTATTTGAACTTAAATTTATGCTTCTAATTGCTGTTACGTTAGCTGTGCCAGAATTTAAATCTGGAGAAAATACTCCGGTTACTGCGCCCACTACTGCAAGAGTTGGATTGATAAAGAATGTATTTACACTTGATACGCCTTGTACGCTGAACGTTGTATTGCTTATTGCAGAAGTGTTAGACGATGTTACAATTGTAACATCGTCGGCTGTCGAATTAAAACCGTGTAACGCACTGAAAATTTGTACATTTCCGTTACCTGTAGGATCATCGCCGTAATTAATAAATTGTACACTAGCATTAGCTAAGAACGGCGCACTCGATGTACTGAATGCAATTACACCAGCAGTTGTGGGTTCATTTGATACTGAAAATACTAATCCATTGAGGCCGGTAGTATTGCTGCCGTCTATAATTTTAACGTTGGCGCCTTGTCTAACACCGTCGACATTACCACTTAATGATACTGTTACATTGGAATTGCCTGCAATTGCATTTGCCGAAACTGTACGTGCCACTGAGAAGTTATTAGCTGGTAGGTTAACAGTTACAGTACTAGGTGTTGCGTTAATTAATTGGAAAACTTTTCCGTTCAAGTATCCAACTGTGTTATCAACATAGATATAATTGTATGCACCACTTACATTATAAGTTGGCACTGATCCAACACTAAACACAATATTTGAAGCATTAACAGTAACGTTTGAAACTGCACTCCAATCACTTCTGCTTACCAATAAATTACCTAAGATCAAACTAGTTGGTGAATCGATTACACCACTGTCAGCATTAACACTAATATGTTTATTTTGTAATCCAATGAATCCTGTACCAGTGGTCGGACTTACTGTTATTAAACTTGCTGGAATTTTTCTATATTCTGGAACGCTGTATGCTTTATAAAAACTGTCGAATCGTTTTTCACCGATATTATATAAAGAAATGTTACCTTCATATCCTTGAGTAGTAATTCCTTCAATAGCTTGAATAATTGCTGTGTTGCTATAATAACAAACAGTGACTTCTTCTGTTGATAACGGTGCAGTTCTAAAATTTAAAATATGCGTGTTATTTGCGGCCGTAGTTGCAGCAAAACTAAAATCAAATGCTGGTGCAGGAGTTGTGTTACCGCTATCTCCTAACAAGCGAGAACCATTTTTATTAATAAGTAGATCACCTGCCTTAAATGCTAGGTTTGTTTCTGCATTAAATAAATTGTTAGGAATAAACGTTAGCGTATCAGCAGTTGTTACAGTTAAGTTGGCCGCTAGTGTAACGCTATTTCCGGCTGAGTTTATTGACACAACTGTAGTCAAATTATTGCTTAATGAAGCAATATCGCCCACTGTAATATATGCGTTAGGTGTTGCAGTTAGCGTAATGGTAGATGAAGTAATATTTGCATTAGGAGTGGCCGTAGTTGTTACTAATGTATTTGAAGGAAAGATCTTTAGGTTAGAAGTTGATGTAGTATTTGCACTTGGAAGCCAACTAACTACTTTCGTTATACCGTCAAAATATCCTTTATGGAATTTTTTAAATGGGACTGTAAATGCAATAATATTGTTATTAGCAATACTTGATGTAGAATCCTTAGCGCCAACAGTAGTTTCAAAAATACTTTGTTTATTATAACCACCACTGTACTCGTCATTAGGGTCTGCACCAATGAATACTTGTCTAGTATCTAATGCGAATCCAATTTCGCCCGGACGTAAAGGTTGAGGAAGGTCCTGTTTTAGACCCCTACGGTTTTGAATACGGGAAATAATTACTTTATTGTTATCTTCAGCCACTGTTAAGTCTCCTAACGCTTAACAGTATTTATCACTTTTGAGTTCAGCGACTATAGTATTGTGCTAGGCGTTCGGCCCAAAGGTTACAATAATGGTCAAATTCATCGCCTTTAATAATATAATCACTAAAACGTGCGTCTCTATCGACCATTAAAATACTGACTTTACGAATGTTTGTATTAAACATTTCATTGTGTGCTAGAGCATAAGCGCAACCTTGTAAAAAGTAATCTTCAATCCATTCGCGCTTCTTTAGCTTTTTAGCAGTCTTAAAGTCAATGATACTATCTTCGCCTTCGTATACACCGATAGCATCACTAGTACCTGCATATAAGCCTTTTGCAATTAACCCTACTTCTGTACCCCAAAGTTCGTTGACTTTGC